CGTCCGCGCCGATGTCCAGCTTGGTGCCGACCAAGGCCTGGGTCACGCTGCCGGTGTCGGCGGGGAAGCGGTAGACGTGCTCCTTGGAGAGGTCCACCTCAACGCTGGCGCCGCCATCGCTGCCGGGGCTGGCCACCTTTTGCATTGCAAAGCCCAGCACAGGCTCGGCCACTGCGTCCACCCGCTTGACGTAGCCAGCGGTGGCGTCGGTGACGGTGATCGCGTCGCCGATCTCAATGTCGGCGGTGTCAGCATCGAGCTTGTAAAAGGCGCTCTTGACGACGCGCTTGAGTCCGTAGTTGTCAGCCATTGGGGGCCATCCTTCTCGAAAGAGGCCCCGCAGGGCCGGTTAAGACTTGTTGCGTTGACGGTGGATGCTGAGGGCTGTCTCGAAGGTCATCAGCGGGTGACCCTTCTGGATCGCTGCCGCCGCCCTCTTCTCCGCGTCGGTGAACTCGGGGACCTTCGTCACCTTGCCGCCTGCACCCATCGTTCCCGTGGGACCGGTTGGGGCGAGCGTCCGAAGGCGCTCCACCTGGGCCAGAGTCGCGTCGGCGTCCAATCCCTCGGGGACCAGGCTCCGCAGGTTCTCCGGCAGTGCCTCCACCGCAGCCTTGGCCTTGGTGGCCTGCGCCTCAGCGCGGGCAGTCTCGCGGGCTTCGTAGTCGGCCAGCTTCTGCTCAGCGGCGGTCAGCTTCGCGTTCCGCTCCTCAGCAAGCTCCTTGTACCGGCCCTGCTCCTCAGCGAGCTTGACCCGGCTGGCTTCCTTCTCTGCCTCGATGGCTGCGAGCCTGGCGGCCAACTCTTGCTTCTCAGCGCGGAGCGCCTTGATGGCTTCCAGTCGGCCCTCAGCAGCGGGGTCAGTCTCGGGGGGCTTGCCGCCGCCCAAGTCCTCTCCGCCCTCAACCATGCAGAGGGTGGGGTTCAGGTGACCGCCGTCTTGGAGGTCCTCATTCATCATCCGTCGAACGCCAAAGAGCATGTCGCCTGTCCTCCATCTCCCGATTGAGCCCCGTTTCCGGGGGTGTGCGGCGGAGTCCCGCTGGATTGGCTACGTGCAGACCGTACCGCATTGTCCCATAATGAGCAACAACGGAGCCCAAAATGTCCGCATTGTACGAGATTCGACCCTACCTGAGCGCTCACCGCATCCACCGCACGGACGCCCCACCGGGTGCTCGGCACGTTGAGCAGCACGCGGACAAGGCCATCGCCGAGGCCCGTTTGGCCATCCTGAACCGGCAGGCCCCCAAGCCCAAGGCCCGGCCTGCCGTCCCCTCCCCCGCCAAGGTGGACGCCCCAACCAAGTCCGCCGAGTTGCCCCTGGACGTGGCCCCCGCTGCCGACCTCTCGGTGCTGGATCAGAGTTTGGGCGCCATCGCTACCGCTCTGGGCAGCGGCGCCCACGACGCGCACCTCGGCGAGCTCTTGGAGGCGGAGCAGAACGGTAAGACCCGCAAGGGCGCCATCGCCATGCTGGAGAGCCGAATCGCCGAGGTGGGCTAAGCAGGCAACTCGTCCAGCCTGAGCACCCGCTGCGTGTCGGCGAAGTCCCCCAGCTTGACCTTGCCAGAGCGCCACAACCGGTAGCGACCAGGGCCCAGGATCTCTACCTGCCGAACCTGGGGCTGACGCTTGAACCAGGCGGGGTAGTCCATATTCTGGGGCAGGCTCCCGTCTAGGCGCTCACGGTCACGGCGAGACAGGCCCACAGGCAGGCCCAACTCCGCCCAACTCTTGGTGAGGGGCGCGTCAAAGCACCGACAGCGGGGGTGTAGGGGCGGCGTGCGATGGGGGCCGTGCTCGGGGTCATCGAGCAGGTTCCCGGCCTCGTCGTAGTACCAAGTGACCATGTGCAGGGGCGCGCACACCAGGCATGTCCGGGTGTCCAGCGTGGCAAGCCGGGTCACGCCCTTGAGCACGTCCAGGTTCTCTCGGTACGTGCTGTGGGCCACGTCATTGGCCACGCGCTGGATCTCCGTGCGGGCGATGCTCACCGCCTGCCCCCGGTACGCCTCGACGTAGCCAGCAGCAGCACGGATGCCCTCCGCGGCCTTCTCCATGGATGCGCCTCGGGCCAGCGCCGCCGCAACCTCCCTCCGCACGTTGTCGCGGACCTCCAACAACCCCAAGTCCAACCGGTCACTCCACACCCGCACACCGATCGGCGTGGTCAGGGCGCGCACCACCTGCGCCTCGGGCACCTCGCCGAAGAGGACGTGCACCACCTCGGGGGTGGCCTGCTTCATCGCGTTGAGGACGGCGCCGCCCTCTGTCTGGGCGGTGGTGGTCAGCTCCTCGGCGATGCGGTCCCGCATGACCTCGCGGGCCTCGCGCACCTTGGCGTCCAGCCGGTCCCGCAGGCGCTCAAGGCGTGCCCTCTCCTCCTCGGGCAAGCGGTCCTCGTCCACAATGCCCGCGGCCACATCCTCCAACTCGTCCTGAACGTCCCCCAGCGCCTTCTCGTAGGCGGCAACCACGTCGCGCACCACAGCACCCTCCAGCCGAAGCAGGCGCAGGCGGTGGTCTACAGCCGCGTCGGCAAGCGCTTGGTTCGCGCTGGGCACTACTTACAGAACCGCAGCACGCGGGACTCCAACGCCTGCCTGTACTCGTACAGCGCCTGGGTTGTTTTCTCCATTGCTTTGGCTTGGATCTGCAAGTGATCACGCTCCTCGTCCGTGATCGACACTCCACGCGGGGGCTCCCGTAGGAACTGCTCCAACTTGCCAAGTCGGGCGTTTGTCTTCTCGTACATATCAGCCACTTGTGACTGCTCATCTATCACGCGCTGCTGCCATAAAGTCATGCTGGCCTCCTGTTGTTGGTTGCTCTACTCTTCGTCGGGCGTAAAGAACGCCGTGGCCCGGTCGCTGGCCAGGTCGGCGAGGTCCTTTGCGTAGGCGTCCGGGTCCTGCTCGTTGGGGATGAGCCCCACGCCCTGCAAGCTGGCGATGACGTCCCGCTTCTTGATGACGCCCAAAGCGTCCGCCTTCTCCAGCGAGGTCAACAGCGCGGTGATGTCCGTGGGCAGGACGGGCGGCACGGCGATCTCCAGCCACGCCTCGCCCGTGTACGTGGTGCCAGTCATGCCGGCCACAGCCATCTCCAGCAGGCGGGCAATGGCGGGGAGCACGGTCCCCCGCACCTCCTCCACCTGTCCGATGAGCTGAGAGGCCCGCACCTTGAGCGCTTCGCCCGAGGCCCCAGCTCCAGCGCCGTGGAAGATGAACTCGGGGCGGGTGGCGCGCAGGTCGGCCACCTTGGCCATCTTCTCCTCGCGTAGCACCGAGATCCCGGACATGGTGGGCTCGGTGTAGCCAAGGCCACCCTCAGCAGGAAGCCCGCTCACAATGCGACCCAGCTTGTTGACATCGGGGTCGTCCAGTTTGGCGCCGCGCACGGTCAGGATGGGGTTCGCGTAGCGCTTGCCCACGGCGTCGATCTGAGCGCTCAGGGAGTCGATGCGGGCCACTTGCGCGTCCATGCCGTGGGAGCAGGGGACGCCTCGGGTGGGGTCGCCTGGCATGGGCTGCCAGATCAACCACGCGCACGGGATCTCGCCGAAGCCGTGAGGGCCAGAGAGCTCCTCGCTGTACTTGCCGTCGATCCACACCTCGATCTTCTCCGCGTCCACCCGCCGCTTGTAGGTGCGGCCCACGGCGGCCTCGCGCTCCCCGAAGCTGTTGGTGTTCTCCTCGACGAAGGGGGCGATGACCTCCAGCGCTTGCAGGATGGTCCCCGTCTCGGGGTCGAACTCCGGCATGACCATGGAGGGCTCGTAGCTGACAACGCGGTAGTCCCCATCCCCGAAGCGCACACACTCCAGCGCGAGCTCACCCTGTCCCGCCAGCAGTGCCGCCCACACCTTGGTCTGCTCATCCCCTGCCCCGGCCTTCCACACCTCCAACGCCGTCTCGGCTTGCGCCTGCTGTTGCGTGTTGGGCTTGGCCTCCAGCAGTTGGAGCGACACCTCACCCCGGAACAGGGCAGAGGCGTTGATGCGCTGCACAAAGCGCATGGAGTCATCCTCGCGGAGCGCCACTGACTGCGGGCTGTACTCGGTGGTGCCGTCGTCCAGGGCGCGGAAGATCTGCCACCGAACAATCTCCC